ACATGGTCAGCGGGAGGTATGGATGACCTACTAAAGGCGCTTCTTTATGATCAAGGTTCACGAGTAATAGTAGAGGGAGATTTTAGGAAACTAGACTTAACTATTAAAGATATTCTTATTCAGATGGTTAAGGGTAGGACAATGGCTTACTTTAAACGTGCAGCTGATCCAGAGTTGTTTGATTTTATGGAAATCATTTGTGAGGTGCTTGCAGAGCAGATGTCTGTACGAATACAACATTTGTTCGGAACAGTCTGGGTCCGTATAGTGGGTAATTTGGCCTCGGGGACATGGGAGACAAGTCATTTAGGTTCCCTTGTCGTACAGTTCCTTTGGTGGCTCTATATTACGATTCAATTAGACACACTTCCTCGAAAAGACAGAAATAAAATGTTAGTGGTAGCTCGGGATAATGTCTCATTAGTGAATTATAGTGATGATCATTTATTATCGATCCCAGATGATCCTACCCTTTTGGAGTTTTTTTCGTACGCAAAATGGTGTACCTTCTTAAATAAATGGTTTAAAATGGAAGTCAGGGACGTCTTCTATTTTAGATCAGTCTTCACTGAAGTTAATAGAGGAGTCATTACTAAAAAAGGTCCGTGTTTCTTACAACATTACGCAATAAGAAACCCTCGTGCTTCTGAACCTGGGCAACCCTTTTCCTTACCTTTTAGAGCAACAGATGTGGTTTTGATACGGCTTGCTCATGGTAGGGAACCTAAGGAACGAGATCTTTTGGATTTGGTTTTGGGATGTCTAGGACATGCATACGGAACTTACGCAGCCAATCAGGAGGTCTATGACATTATTCGACTAATTTATTCTCGAGCTTTAAATCGAGCAGGACCAGATGCTCTCTCCAGAGCCCTTTCCAAGTGTTCGACTCCTACATTAGCTAAATTTCGTCAACAGAATATATCAGATGAAGAGTTAGTATTTGGCTTCCCAACGATAGAAAAGCTTATCCTAAAAAATAAATACGATCCGTCTGTCCATCAAAAACGATATCAAGTTGA